AATTGAAATGTCTAAACAATATAATATTCCTATTGATACATTAATATCAAGTTGTTCATATTCTTATATACGTTTACGTGATTTAAAAACCAATTACTTCAAAGATGTAATATTTCCTAGATCAACAGTCTATGGTACTGAAAATCTTACTATTAGTGATTTTACTCCTAAACAAATTACTCAGTTTGTAGAGAATGAAATGATTAAAGATATTGGTCCTGTCTGTAATAGAAGTTTAAATGGTTATAGTAAAAATAGAATTTTAAATAGTGAAATGTTAAATAACATTTTAAAGAATTTTGAAAGAAAAGTTGCATAGTGTTTAAATACAATGAAAAAAAGATTCTCAAAGAGATAGAAGACTATATTGAATCCACTTACGGACAACATTATTCTTCTAAAGATATTCAAGTACAAGACCTATTTCAAAGTATAGGTATTGCATCGGATTTTAGTCGTGGTAATGCGATGAAATATCTTGCCAGATATGGTAAGAAGAATGGTAAGAATGAAAGTGATTTATTCAAAGCCATACATTACATTATATTATTGATAACAAGTGAAAGGCAAAACAATGCAAATAAGCGAAAGCACTAGAGAAGTATTAAAGAATTTTGCTGAGATTAATCAAAACTTATTAGTTAATCCAGGTAAGAAACTTTCTACTATCTCTACAATGAAGAACATCTTAGCAAAAGCTGAGATCGAAGAAGAATTTCCACAAGAAATGGGTATCTATGATTTACATGAATTTCTTGGTACTCTTGGTTTGTTTTCTAAACCTGTGTTGAAATTCGATGAGAAAAATATGGTCATCAATGAAGATGGTGTTTCTACAAAAACGAAATACTATTTCAGTGATCCATCTGTGTTAGTATCACCAACCAAAGATATTAAAATGCCACCTGTTGATGTGTCATTTACACTAACACAAACTGATCTATCAAAGGTCAAAAAGGCATCCGCAGTCATGCAGTTGCCTGACATTACTGTTACTGCTAAATCTGGAGGTGATATCTTTCTAACAGCAGTTGATAGTAAAAACTCAACATCAAACGATTATTCAGTCAAAGTAGGAGACAATGCACCTGCAGACTTTACTTTTCATTTTAAGGCAGAGAACTTTAAAGTGATTGATGGTGACTATGATGTCGAAATATCAAAATCACTAATCAGTCATTTCAAACACCGTTCGAAACCTGTAGAGTATTGGATTGCACTAGAACAAACATCGAAATACGGTAGTTAATCGTGGTTGAAAACGATAACTTTTTATGGGTTGAGAAATATCGCCCACGTACAATAGATGATTGTATTCTACCAGATGCACTTAAAGAAACCTTTAAGACGTTTCTGGCACAAGGTGAAATACCTAATCTCTTGTTATCAGGCACAGCAGGTACGGGCAAGACAACAGTTGCTCGTGCCTTGTGCGAACAATTAGGTTGTGACTATATCATACTGAATGGTTCTGATGAGGGTCGTTCAATTGATACTGTACGAAACAATATTAAAAACTTTGCTTCGACAGTATCATTGAGTGAGTCTGGTCCTAAAGTTGTCATCATTGATGAGGCAGACTATATGAATCCAGAGTCCGTGCAACCTGCACTGAGAAACTTTATCGAAACATTTTCCAAACATTGTCGATTTATCTTTACTTGTAACTTCATTAATAAGATTATTGCACCCATACATTCCAGATGTACGGTCATTACTTTTAGAACAGACAAGAAAGATAAAACAAAGATTGCAGGTGGTTTTCATAAACGACTGAAAGATATCTTAGACAATGAGAAAGTTGATTATGATGATAAGGTACTTGCAGAATTAATTATCAAACACTATCCAGACTTCCGTAGAACAATCAATGAACTACAAAGATATTCTGTATCAGGTAAAATTGATACTGGTATTCTGGTATCGATGTCTGAACAATCGTTCAAAGAACTGACGAATGTTCTGAAGAAGAAAGACTTTGTGGCATTGAGAAAGTGGGTTGTTGATAGTATTGATAAAGATCCAAATCAATTGTATAGAGAACTTTATAATCATCTTGCAGTGACTATGGATCCCAAAACACAACCTATAATGATTATGATACTGGCAAAGTATATGTATCAATCAGCCTTTGTTGCCGACCAAGAGATCAATATGATTGCTTGTCTGACAGAGATTATGGGTGAGTGTAAATTCAAATGATTGTATGTAAGAAAAAGAAACTAGTTTACTTTCATAATCCAAAGACGGCAGGTAGTTCGATAACAAAAGTGTTGGCACCACATAGTACAAAGGCAAAAGAGTTAGACGGTTTAGTTATGGGTGGTGGATGGCAAGGTAAATTTCACCATGATGGCAATCAACATCAAAAAATGACACTAACACAATACGGTGAGTTTAAAGATTACTTTAAATTTTCTTTTGTGAGAAATCCATTTGATATTGTTTTAAGTTTTTGGGAAAAATCAACTAAAGATAGAAACTATGGTACACTAGAAGAATTTCTTTTATCAAATGAGTTTCCTGGTGAACGGGCGTTGAGATATATACAAACTGAATACTTAGATGTGAATAATTTAGATTATGTTGGTCGTTATGAAAATATAGTGAAAGACTGGCAATGGCTTGCTTTCATGTTTGATTTAGATACTACACTACCAACATTAAATAATCGAACAACAAAACAATACAATCATTATAGAGAATATTATACAACACTATCAAGGAAGATTGTAGAAGAAAGATATCAAAAAGATTTAGAGGTATTTGAATATGACTTTTAAACCAGAACTGTTACACGGTGCATTTAATCTATTAAAGAATATCTTTCTTCATGGATCTGTACTTAGAACAATTGTTTATACGATTGGTCACATTGCGATTGCAATTACTTGTAATACATTAATTACAGGTGCAGATTTAAAGTTGGCAACATTAGATGCACTAATTGAACCTCTTGTCAATTCTGTTTGGTACTTTTTCTTAGATTATTATTGGGCAACGAAATATGGAAAACGATAAGAAACTCTATCAACTATCTGACTATCTGAACGCCATTAATAATACCAAAGAACGATTAATGGATTCTGATGATGTGGCATGGAAGAAGAAATATCCTGCGTTCATTGTGAATAAATGTATGTCTTATCACATTGATACCCTTCTTGAGGCAAACACAATGAACGGTTTTCATCATCTACCGAATGATATGCAGTTCAATTTTTATATAAATATTGTTAGACCTAAAAAGAGATTTAGTAAATGGTATAAGTCAAATATCGCTAATATTGATGTGGTCAAAAAGTATTATGGCTATACGTATGAAAAGGCAAGACAGGCTTTGAGCATATTAGGTAGTGAACAGATTAAAAAGATTAAGTCGATTATGGAAGTCGGTGGGAGAAAAAAATGAATGAAAATTTAGAATGGTCGCCAGAGAATATGCTGGAGGTCAAACTGAAAACACCAGATGATTTTTTAAAGGTGAGAGAGACCTTAACAAGAATCGGTGTTGCCAGTCGAAAAGAAAAGAAATTATTTCAATCGTGTCATATTCTACACAAACAAGGTAGATATTTTATAGTACACTTCAAAGAACTTTTTGCCTTAGATGGTAAAAGTGCTAACATATCAGATAATGATATTGAAAGAAGAAATACGATTGCTCAGTTATTATCAGATTGGAATTTAGTTGAAGTAGTTGGTGAGATACAAACAAAGGCACCACTATCACAAATTAAAGTGATTGCATTTAAAGATAAACACGAATGGAATTTAGAACCAAAGTATAACATAGGAAAGAAAAAAGAAGACGAGCAATCAAATGAAAGTACCCAAGTTTAACGAATTTATTGCCGAGGCAAAAGAAGAAGTTACCAACATACAGGTAGCAATCTTAACAAATAAGATTACAAAGAATCCTGTTGTCTTTGGTAATATTCTTAAAAGTGTTTGTGATGAATTAAAAATAGAATGTCATTTAATTTCTATTAAAGAAGCTTGGGTTGCAGAAAACGATTTAGACAAACAAACACTAAAAGTTTCCAACATTGATGGTGAAGGCACAGAAATTGAATTTGATACTTCACGTACAGTTGTTTTTACACGTGCAGGTTCTGTTGATACTGAAGTCGGTCTTGCCTTATTATCATCGTTTGAACGTGCAGGTGCATTTATGATTAACGACCGAGATGGTATGTTAACTTGTAATAACAAGATGTCATCTTATCTTGCATTTGAAAGAAATAATATTCCTGTACCACGAACATCTATTGTATCAAACGTTAAAAGTTTAGAAGACGCTCACAAACGAATTGGTGGTCAATTTCCTGTCATTATTAAAACCATGACTGGTACACAAGGTATTGGTGTGTCAATTGTCAATGATTATCAATCCATGGTTTCTGTTATTCAATCGTTATGGAAATTCAAAGCAGAATTAATCATACAAGAACATATGAAATTTGATTATGATATTCGTACATTAGTTTTAGACGGAAAGATTGTAGGTTGTACAAAGAGAATTAAACCAAAACATGACTTCCGTTCGAATAGACATATGGGTGCAAAAACAGAACCATACAAATTAACAAAAGAAGAAAAAGAAGCAGTCATTCTAGCATCAAGAGCTGTGGGTACAACACTTGTGGGTGTTGATCATATTATCGTAGATGGTGAGATAATGATATTAGAATGTAATGGTTCTCCTGGTTTTGGATCTGATTATATGGCATACAACATCAAAACAGGTAGACCCATTGAAAGAACAAACAACAAAGGTATTATGAAGAACATCATACAATATATTCAGAAACCTGTAAGAAGAAAACCTTCATTTCAAATTGAAAGTGGTTACTTAGAAAGAATTGAAATTGATGGTATTGGTCCTATTCGTG